AAATCTTTAAAGGATTTCATATAATCACCTCCTCTCTAATTTCATTATAGCAGAAAGCGAGGAGAGAAAAAGAAAAGAAAGGAGAGAAATATGCCAAATATGGATGGTGGGCGTCAAAAAATCAGAGATTATCTGAAAGAGCATAATTTGACGATGGCGACGCTAGCAGTACAGTATAGCATGACTCGTCAGGATGTAACGAATATCCTGAATGGAAAATTAAAAAATCCACAAGCGAATCAGTTCATCGCTCGTGTGATTGAAGATTTTAAAATTCGGTAGAAATTGAATTGAGTGGGAGGAAGATATATGCCAAGACCGAAACATTGGCCATATGTTGCTAAAAAAAGCAAAGGAAGGCCACGATTAAGCAGCTTGTCCTTACGTGACAATAAATTGATTTTGGATTCCAAGGAATTAACAGGGGTAAAAAATTATGAATTAAAAAAACTAGAAACAACGACAAGATTTTCTGAATTAAAAATTACTTTACTTGTTAAGTTGGTCTGAAATGACTTTTGAAATGACTTCTACAGAGATGTCTTTTAAAACATTCAATGAAAACGAGCCTACTTTTGAAGCTATACTCTTAGTCTTATTCCAATTTGTATCTTGTCTAATATTGGCCAGAAATTCGTGTGCTTCTGGAGATAAGTCGATAATGATTGCGGATAAGTCAAAAGTGTAAGATACTTCTCCGATAAAAAATCCTGCGTGATCTGCTTGGCGAATATGGTAAAAGACCGTATCTACCCCATATTTATTAAATAAAGGTTCGTCCTCTTCTTCGCTGTAGATCACAACGTTATCGAATGTAGATTTTGCTTCAACATCAAGTAATAGGTCACGGATGCAATCGGGATTTAATTTCATTAGAATTACCTCGTTTTTGATTTTATTATACCAAATTTAGAAAGGAATTAGAGAGTGAGCGAAGTAACATTGTCAGAAAATCTTAGTCGGATTGATCTAGAAGTCAAGCGATTTCTAACTGTTCCTTTAAGATTAAAAATTTTACGAGAATGTTTGTTGTATCTATTCTTCAAAATGGCCAATGATACGGCAGACATAACAGTAGAAAAATCAACCGTACATTCTAGCGATGGAATGAGCAAGACAGTCTATACAGTAACTGTATGCGACTAAATAAAAAGCACCTAACGAGAGTCAGGCGCTTATCAATAAAAAACTAACTAAATTATATCACAGAAAGAGAGGGATTGCCAATGGCTTTGGAACTTTTTGGTGAAGATTTCAAAAATGAATTATTCCATGATCTTGTGAAGATTAACGTCGAGGCTTTGAAAGAGGCTAAAAGACAAGTCTCAAGACAAATCAGCATGGTCCCAATTAAGGAAGTCATGCAAGCTACTGGATGGGGCAGAAAGCGAATCGAGGATTTTCGAGATCAAGGCAAGTTCAGCTATCAACAGAATGTAAAAGGTGGTAAGTGCTTGTACGACTTGAATGATGTACTACGATTTCAAAGCCAGTTAACAAAGAGAGGATAGCATGAACCTACTAACAAGAATTAAAAACTACTTTTCGGAAGAAGTAGAAGAAACCAACCTTGACTGGAAGGTAGTCGCTTTGGACTTGAACCAGACGCTAATCGAGACACAAGAAAAGCTACAAGAAGCGAATCAGCGTATAGCTGATCTAGAAAAAATCGTAGCAATCTATAGAGAAAAGGAGAATGCAAAATGATTGAACCATCATTGACTAGCCAATTATTAGGAATTGGCGCATTGTTTATCGGCTTTCTCGGAGCAGGAATCCACGTTCACAAGCGAGAAGAACGATTATGGAAAGAAAAGAAAGCACAGTTGCTACGCGATGCAGATATCATCCGAGCAAGTCAAGAAGCCTTTGCAAAAGGTCGTGAAACAGAACGCAGAGCAATTCGCGAGAACATCCGCAGACCATTTCCAGGGTTCACTTTTGACAACGAAAAGCCAGAGGGTTTGAAGCCAGAATTGATTGGTTTGCCTGCACCAAAATAAATAAAGGAGTAACAAATGGTAACAATCAACAAACTAGAAATCGAAAATGTTAAGCGCGTCAAGGCGGTTAAACTAGAGCCGTCAGCGACTGGCTTGACAATTGTTGGCGGAAACAACAACCAAGGTAAAACAAGCGTGCTGGACGCGATTGCTTGGGCGTTGGGTGGCAACAAGTACAAACCTAGCCAAGCTCAGAGAGAAGGCAGTACAATCCCGCCTAGCCTAAAAATCACGCTATCAAACGGTCTAATTGTGGAGCGTAGCGGAAAGAACAGCACTCTCAAGGTCATTGACCCTAGTGGTAACAAGGCTGGTCAAAACTTGCTGGATAGCTTCGTGGAAGAACTAGCTATCAATTTGCCAAAATTCATGGAGCAGACTAGCAAAGAAAAGGCGAAAACCTTACTACAAATCATCGGAGTTGGTCCGCAATTGACTGAACTGGAAATGCAGGAGAAAGCCAAATATGACGAGCGCCACACAATTGGTGTGATTGCTGACCAGAAAGAAAAGTTCGCGAAAGAACAACCATACTATCCGGATGCACCGAAAGAGCTGGTATCTATCTCTGAACTTATCCAACAGCAACAAGAAATTCTTGCAAAGAATGGTGAGAACGCCCGCAAGCGCCAGAATTTGATAGCTATCCAAAATCAACACGCTTCAGCAACTGCAGAAGTGGAACGGCTGGAACAATTGCTGGCTGATGCGAGAACAAAAGAAGAGCAATTGGCTCAAGACTTGGCTATCGCAAATACAGATGCCATGGACCTTATCGATGAATCTACTGAAGAAATCGAAAAGAGCATCGCAGAGATTGACGAAATCAATCGTAAAGTGCGTGCTAATCTGGATAAAGATAAAGCTGAAGAGGATGCTAAGGGCTATCGTGAACAGTACAAGGAACTGGATAATGTGATTGCAGACATTCGCAAGCAAAAGACAGACTTGCTTACTAACGCAGACTTGCCACTACCTGGTTTATCTGTGGATGATGGCGAATTGCTCTATCTTGGCCAGAGATGGGACAACATGTCTGGTAGTCAACAACTGCAAGTAGCGACTGCAATCGTGCGCAAATTGAAGCCAGAATGTGGATTTGTCTTGATTGACAAGCTGGAGCAAATGGATCAGCAGACCTTGCAAGAATTTGGCGCATGGCTTGAACAAGAAGGTTTGCAAGCAATCGCGACACGGGTATCAACAGGAGACGAATGTAGCATCCTGATTGAAGACGGGTATAGCGTGAAGCCGGAAAAATTTGTTTCTGCTGCTCAAAACGGTTTAGTAAGTGGGGCAGCAAACGCTGCAGCATCGGCTACATGGCAAGGTGGATTTTAAAAACTAAAGGAGAATAATCATGAAAAAAACAGAAACTTTTATTGTATTTCGTAACAAAAAAACAGGTGACTTTTTATCGAAATATAAAAGCAAAGAACAAACTCTTGCTTATTCAGCAGAATATACAGAAAGATTGAAACGTGCTGCTAAAAATGAAGTTGAAGCGACAAAAGTACAAATTGAAGATTTTACAAAACTAGCGAATGCATTAAATTGTGAATTGCTCGAAGTGACTGCAACGTATGAGCTTAAAACACTTGATGGCAAAGAGCCGGAAGAAATAACCGAAGATATTGAAGACGCGAAACGAAAATATATCAAAGAACTTCTAAAAGGCTTTCTAAACGACGACGGGGAGGACTAAAAAATGCAGATTACTAGAGGAAAACGGGCGCGAGCTCAAAAGGTAGTTATCTACGGTCCTGAAGGAATTGGCAAGTCCACATTTGCAGCTGAATTTCCAAATGCTGTCTTCATCGATACAGAAGGTTCGACAGATAACATGGATGTGGCTAGATTAGACAAGCCGACCAGTTGGACCATGCTCATCAATGAGATTGCTTTTATCAAAGCAAATCCGACTGAGTGCGGGACACTCGTCATCGACACAATCGACTGGGCGGAAGCTTTGGCAGTTAATTACATCTGTTCGCAACATGGTAAGCAAGGCATTGAAGATTTTGGCTGGGGCAAGGGTTACACTTACGTACAGGAAGAAATGGGACGTTTCTTGAATAGCTTGTCTGATTTGGTTGATATGGGGATCAATGTGGTATTGACTGCGCATGCTCAGATTAAGAAATTTGAACAACCGGACGAGATGGGTTCTTACGACCGCTACGAATTGAAGCTTGGGCAAAAGACTGGCTCTAAAACGGCACCACTCGTCAAGGAATGGGCAGACATGGTCTTGTTTGCCAACTACAAGACCTTAGTCATGACGACTGACAACGGCAAGAAGAAAGCCCAAGGCGGTGAACGTGTAATGTATACCAATCACCGACCGGCTTGGGATGCCAAAAATCGCCATGGATTGCCAGATGAATTGCCATTCAATTACGCAGGAATCGCTCATATCTTTGCCAGTCAGCAAGTACAACCTATTCCGCCACAACCTCAGTCAGTCGCTCCGACACCTCAGCAGACTGCACAACAAGCTCCTGAGCAAGTTCAAGAGGAATTACCTCTCGATATGTCGACGGTATCCGAAGCACCTCAAAGTGAAGCTCCTAGCGAGCCACAAAAGGCACCTAGCCAATACCACGCAAGCTTGCCTAAGAGTTTGACGGACCTCATGGCGCAAGGCAACGTGACAGAAGAAGAGCTTCAAAAAGTTGCATATATCCGTGGTCATTTCCCGCTAGGAACGCCAATCGAAAACTTCCCTCCTGATTACTGGGATATGATCGTGGCACACTGGCAGGCTACTATGGAAGTTATTCAAAACCAAGTGCGAGCAGATCCTGAACTGCCCTTCAATGTGTAAGTTTTGGGAATTAGAAATCATAGCAAAATATAACAAGGAGTATCTATGAAAGATAAAAATATTAAAATCGATTTGTCGAAAATCGCAAATACAGCCTTACAAGAAAAGGTTGACAAAGAACTTGAGAAAGTTCTTGAGAATATTCTGGATCTCAATACAGAAGCTAAGGCGATTCGCAAGGTCACTATCACACTGACGATGTCAACAGACGATGAGCGTACTGTCGTAAAGACAGGTATGGAAGTCAAATCCACTTTGGCACCGCAGAAAGGTGTCGCAACAACTGTCATTGTCGGTCGTGATGATACTGGTAAAATTCACGCAAATGAGCTCAAAAGTGGCATCCCAGGTCAGACTTACTTTGATGACAATGGAGACATGAGAACTGACACTGGCGAACTCGTCGAAGAAGTAGAGCAACAAAACACAAATATCATTGATTACAACAAAAAGAAAGCAGGTAACTAACCATGACAGAAAATCTCAAAGAAGCATTATCTTACACAGTCGAACTAGCGGGTAAAGAAAACAAAATCATTCGTTCAGAAACTGGGAAGGAGTATTTTGACAGCAATGAATATGACTTACAGGAACTTAATCCTCGTAAGTATGCACCTATCCTTGAGCTTCAGACGCTCAAGAGTCTTGTTGATTATCTCAAGTCAGATAACGATTTCATCAGTAATCGTAAACTTGTAGTTGTCGTGGACAGTTGTCAAAAAGTATCTGTATATGATCAAGTTGATTTTGAAAATGGTAAACGTCCTCAACTTGTTTCTGTAAGAGCATCTGTCCCAGTTATTCCGTTCAGTAATTGGCGCGATCAGGAAGAATTTAATATTATGCTGCAGTCTATGTTTATCGATGATGCAGACCGTAATTTGGTTTTGGATTTTGCTAGCCATTTGAAAATCGAAAAAGGTGCAGAAGTACAGGACAATGGCATCAGCCAAATGGCTACGGTTCGCGATGGTGTAGCAAGCCTAGCACAAGCTAAAACTCCAAATCCAGTAACCTTGAGACCATATCGTACTTTCAACGAAGTGGAACAACCAGCAAGTCAATTCGTCTTCCGCATTAACAAATCGGCGAACCTTGCGCTCTTTGAAGCAGATGGTGGTAAATGGAAATTAGAAGCCGTCGAAAGCATCGCAAATTATTTAAAAAATGAACTTGCTAGCAACAAAAAAATTACTATTTTAGCTTAAAGGAGAAATCAACATGACACAACAACAATACAACAACTTTGATCACGAAATTGGTTGGGAAGACACGATTGAAAAGGACTCGGATTTCGTCCTACTGCCTGACGGATTGTACTATTTTACAGTCGTTGGCATGGAACGTACACGACATACGCCAAATCCGCAAAATCCAGGTAAACTACCAGCATGTAATAAGGCTATCGTCAGCATCAAGATTGTAGCTAACGAAGGCGAGACCGAACTGCGCCACAACCTATTCTTACACAGCTCAACTGAAGGAATGTTATCTGCTTTCTTTGCTGCAATTGGCCAAAAGAAAAAGGGCGAACCGCTTCGCATGAACTGGAATACCATCATCGGTGCAACTGGAGTATGTAAAGTCGGAACCCGACAATACAATAACAACAATTACAACGAAGTCAAATCCATGCTCTACCCTGAAGACGTGGATTATACAAAAGTGTTGAACCAACAACCAGGACAAGTTACACAAGCAAGCTACCAACAACCGCAGC